CTTATGGGAGACATATTTGCATCTTTAAAATATTTTTTCCAAGCCATACTATATATTACACTTTTTTATTCATTTGAGCAACCTAAACCATGCCTACTTGATTTACATCTTTACGAGCGGATGTTTCAACTGCTTTTAAGGCCCGGCTTTCAACTGCTACAAGGGTATTTACGCCATTTACCATACTTGTTAGGGTCTTGTTGGCGCTGTTTAATTCATTTACCATTGATGCCATTTTAGTTTCTAATGCTGAAGTGTCAAATGTTTTTGCAAGATCTTGGTTTGCTGTGACTGTGCTGGCCGTTCCTGCTGTAACCATTTCAGGTCCTCTTTCACCCACTAGGTATGTTTGCCCTTCTGCCATCGGGCCACCAAATGCCCTTTTGTTTTGTGACGCCGCATATAAAGATGAACCTGCACCAAGTATTCCACCTATTGCGGCTCCAATCATTGTTCCCACAACAGGTATCATTGATCCTATCATAGCACCAGTAAGTGCACCACCTGCCGCACCTTGTGCCACTCCTAACACTTTGCCGCCTGTTGTTTCTGCAGTCGCGGCTTGTGAATATCCTCCTGCGGCTATTCCTAATCCTGCAAGTCCGCCAACACCTTTAGCGGCAACGCCTCCTACTGTCCTTGCCGCACCACCTTTGCCAAATAATCCACCCATGCCACCTTTCAAGTGTGCTGTACCTATTCTAGTACCAGCGGCAATAATGGATGTTTGTTTAGCCGCACCAAATAATAATTTTCCTGATAGTCCTGCAATGAATAATCCTGCTGTTAGTCCAGGCAAGTTTGCAAGTGCGGTGGCTATTGTTCCCGACCCACTCATGATACTTTGTATGCCGCCAACTAGTTTTCCAAGGGCAGGACCAAATGCTTGTAATAATCCTGTTTCAATTGATTGGAATTGGCTTGATAAAACTTTAGTTGCCTGTTCAAATGATGTCAAGTTGCTTACAAGACTAGTTGCTGATTTGTTTTGTTCATTTAAAACAGCACCGGTATCTGTAACTCTTCTTCCCAAGTTTATGATTCCACCTTGTAATCTTAAAAATTCTACCTGTCCGGTAACAGTTGCTTGTCTAAATCTGTCAACGCTACCCGCTGAAAGATCTCTTATCCTTACAAGTGCTTGTTCACTTGTTGTTACTCCGGAAATTAGATCATCTATAACTGCTCTAGCACCCGGAATGTTTTGAACAAGTGCAAGTGCTGATTCAGTTACTGGCACACCTGCGTTAGCAATCAAGTCTTGGAAGCCTTCTGCTAGGTCAGGTGATATTCCACCAACCGTTGCCGCAAATGCTTGAAGTCTTTGACGTGTCTCGTCTGTCGCTCCTTGCAAGAACGCTTGGAATCTTTCATTCGCTTGTTGTTGTTCGATTTGTTTTCTTAATTCATCTCTTTGCTGACCTGTAAGTTTTGCAAGTCTATCTAATTCTTCTGCAAAATTAATTGCACTTTGCACTCTTTGTCTGTCAGTGAGTTGGTTTAGTATTCCTGTTCTTCTTTGTGAATCTAAGTTCAACAATAGTGTTTCATTGATTTCATCTACTGTGAATCCTAGTGGTGCTAATCTGTCTAAACCAAATTCTCTTGTCGCCGCACCTAGTCTTGCAATACCTTGTGCACCTTGTGTTGTGCTTCCGAACAATGCCGCAAGTTGTTCTGCGTTGCCTCCGACTAGTTTTGCAAAATCATCTAAGGGAAGTGCCGCTGATCTTGCCGCCAGTCTTAAGTCGACTATGCTTTTTCCAAAGTTTCCACCAACCATTGAAAGTTGTCTAAACGTTTCAAGGTTTGTATCAAATACTCTACCAATGGTTTGTAGACCTAAAATATTATCTGTGAAATCACTGAAGGCACCAGTTCCTCTGTATGCCGCCTTGCCTAATCCTACGAAAGACTCACCAACTTTTTTGGTTACGTTTCTTAAATCTTCTTGGGCGGTAATTAATTTTTCTGTGCTTTTGACCTGTTCTTCAATCTGCCTGTACTCTTTGGTACCAATTTTGAATTGGTTCCTTGCTTGTTCCAAAAGTCTCTGTTTTTGCTTTAATGATTCGTCGTCAATCTTGTTAATGTTTTTGGCTAATTTAAGGAGTCTTGCACTTTCTTCAGCGGCTTTCCTTCTACCAGTCGATGCACCGCCCGTAGTACCACTGTCTGCTATTGCTTGTAAGTCCTTAATAATCTGTTCTAATGTAGCCATACGACTTTATTTTGCCCCTTTTTATACGCATATAAATATTGACACATATACGCAACTAGTGTATATTTATAGAATAAAAAAATGGTAGAAAATAGTAACCCACTAAACAAGTATTTTAGACAACCTAGCATTTATGTTACGTTGCCGTCCAAAGCATCATACCCTCCGCACGTGTTACAGCAATCACAATCCGGTGAAATAGGTGTACAACCAATGACTGCCAAAGACGAGATTAGGTTTAAGACTCCAGATGCACTAATGAATGGTGAGGGAGTTGTAGAAGTAATACAAAGTTGTGTGCCACAGATCAAAGATGCATGGCAGGTAAAAAGTTATGACCTTGACACTATATTAATAGCGATCAGAATTGCAACATATGGTGAAACAATGGACTTTACTTTTACTGTTCCTGGTGCAAATGAACAGGTTACACACTCACAAAATTTACCGGCACTACTGGACGAAATCAAAAACACTCAGATACAGGATGAATTCGTGCTTGAGGACGGATTAAAATTTGCCATTAGACCATTGACATACAAAGACATGACGACAGCGTCACAGCAAACATTCACACAACAAAAAATGTATAGTGCTGTGCAAGATTCTCAACTGTCGGACGATGATAAAGCAAAGAGATTCAATGAAAGTTTCAAAGCATTGACTGATCTAAACAGTTCGATAATGTTAAAAAATATTTCTACTATCACGATGCAAGATGGTACCACGGTGACCGACCCTGCCCAGATAAAAGAATTCATGGAAAACGCAAATGCAAAAATTATCAAAGAGATTGAAAATAAAATAATTGCACTTAGATCACAAGGTGCAGTGAAACCTCTAAAATTAAAAGCCACAGAAGAGCAGATCAAAAAAGGTGCTCCTGCAACTTACGAAGTTCCTATTACTTTTGATACTGCAAATTTTTTCGTATAACCTTGCTGTCACAATCGGAATCTGATATCATGAAAACTTTAAATGATATGGAGAAACAACAAAAGGAAATTAAATTTGATCTACTTAAGATATGTTGGTATATGCGAGGTGGTGTCACGTATGATGAGGCCAATGCTATGAGTCCTACAGAACGTGAGATTATTGGTAATTTAGTCAAGGACAACCTCGAAACAACCAAAAAAACTGGTCAACCTTTCTTCTAAAATATAGTATACTATAATGGTATTAGAAAATATGTATAATTACAAACTGTATGTCTGAAAAAGACCTAGTCAAAGAACTAAAATCCGCCATCGCTGATCTCACACAGGACAGGGATGACGCTCTTGCGAAAGTGAAAAGCAAAGAGTCACGGATGAAGCAGGTGTTAATCAAACTTGAACACGCCACATCTGATGTGCAAAGTTTAGGACACAAGATAGGTGATCAAAATAAAGTTATCTCAGACCTCCAGGCTAAATTAGAAACAAAAGAAAAACTGCTAGAGGAGGCTCTAGAAAGATTAAAAGGCATACATGACGACTCAACAGAAAAAACAGAACCAGAAGACACAGAACAAGACAGCGAATAGTCCTACTGAGTTTATAACACAGTGGATCGACGACTTTGTGACCAAACCTAATCCTGTGTTTGGCGATTTGCCACCTTGCCCGTTTGCCAGGAAGGCCATGTTGGAAAACAAAGTAAAATTTTTAGAACTGGATAGTGTGGCCGATTATGCCACAGTGTACCAACACATAACAGAAGCAGACTTTGATGAGATCGATGTATTGGTGCAGATAGCACAACCGGATCATTTTAGTCTGAAGGAAACCAAAAAGATAGCAGAAGATCTCAACAATTATTTCATGAGCAAGGATGTTGTCATATTGGAAGACCATCCAGAGGATCCGGAACACGTGGGCACAGTCAAATTGAACAATGGTTCATACACATTGATACTAGCACAACGTCTATCCAAATTGAACAAGTTCGCCAAGATGTTGGAAGCGGGACCTTACTACAAAAATTGGTCTAAAGATTATCTGGAATCAGTGAAAGGTTTCCGAGAGAAGAAAAATCAGTAAGTTTACTGTCCCTCCTACACAATCGTTTGTACTGTTTTTTATTGGTGCTCCATTCTGTGCCAGTCCACCACTCGAATCCTCGATAATTGGCTTTGTATTCAGATGACTGTTCATAGCCTGATCCCATGTAGAAATATCTCACATAATTGTTGCTGGCCCACTGGATCTCCAAATCCAACGTGATGTCTGATACGGGAACGGTGTTGGCATGGATGACACTCTCCAACCCGGCAAGATCCTGGGAGTCATATGTGTCTATGGTAGAATAGTTTTCTTCTTGATATCTGTATCGTTTCTGTTTGGTAAATCCTATGATGTTATCTGCTGTGCCTGTGTAGAACAGCATGAACTGATCACGTTTGTGATAGTGGCCGAAAGGATTGTAATCCGCGCCAAATTTTTTTCTCTCCATGTACTGCTTGTATATTTGCGGCAGTCCCAAAAGCCTAACCATTTCACTTGCGTCGATAACTTTTACGCCGATCTCTTTGCCGTTGTGGGTGTGCGATTTGTAGCGAGGACGGAATTTGTCTAGGTCAATTCGTGTGCTACGTGATTGATAAAAAACTTCAGGCCTGTTGGCCACAGGATGATCCAATGCGAGCCAACCCTTGTCGATGGCTTCCGCTTCTTCATCCTCATCAACTATGGCCATGGGTCTACATATTACTAGATCCTGTTGTTCCTGTTTGCCGAAAGTGTGATCGAAAAGTAGTTCCATGCAAGTACTTAATTCATGCTGTGAGATGACTTACGTCATCTGAAACTTCGCTTACGCTCGTTTCCTTTTTTAATTTACGCAAACGCATTTTTTTAACGTATGCGCCTGCTGTACTAGATGAGCAGTCACAATACTGCTATTTCTAGCAGTATCGACTTTAACCCGTGTACTGAGTTCGCAGTCACCATACATCGTTGCTATCGCCGGGCGGTTGTGCTGTACCCGTTAACTTATACTATCCAACGCGAGCCTACTGCATCTTTGTATGATAATCTACAGTAAACCTGAGGTTGCTGTTTCTCAGAGCCTCATCATTTTTTGCTGTGTGCATCAAGGGATTCACCTGTCGCTTGTTAGCCGCATTTCCCTGCTCACTGGTTGCGATGCTATGTTTGCCTATTTGAAATTTGTTTGCCTGTTGTGCCTGGCGGAAGGATACGGTTGCCCTTCAACTACTATATAACACAGATAAAAATGTTGGTCAATCTTTTTGGCTTTAAATACCGTTATGCATTGGACATACCAAGGAAATGAAATTACCAATATGCCGGAAGATGTTGTGGGATTTGTTTATCTCATAACAAATACAACCAACGGTAGGAAGTACATTGGGAAAAAACTAGCAAGATTCAAAAGATCTCGTCCACCACTAAAAGGCAGAAAGAACAAGCGTAGATACAAAGTTGATTCTGACTGGCAGGACTATTATGGATCTAGTGATGATTTGACAATCGATGTCAACAAACTTGGTAAAGACAAATTCACAAGAGAAATACTTTTCTACTGCAAGTCAAAAGCAGAATTATCCTATGTAGAAGCACGTGAACAGTTTGCACGTAAGGTTTTAGAATCAAACGATTATTATAATGGTCATATACGTGTGAGAGTACACGGTAAAGGAATCCTCAAGTCATAAAAAAACCCCCGACTGGTTAAAGCCGAGGGTTTATAGAATTGCAATTCAATTATTGATTACGCCGCTGTCTTCGCCGCGTTTTTAGCCTCTTGAATTTCTTTTCTTCTTAACTTGATCAATTTTGAAAGATTAGCAAGTGCTTTTCTGGCTCTAGTTGCAGAAGCCTTAACACCTTTCTCTGTGAACTTTCCGTTCTCTTCAGAGTATGCTTGGATCTCACTCATGATACTTTCGTGTGTCTGTGACATATGTTTTTTTCTCCTTCTTATTCGTATACGATATAATTAATTAACATATGCTACATTTAAGCACAAAAGAAGTGGTTCTGTCAATTGAAAAAGCAGAATTGGAAATCAAACATGGAATAATTTACCAAAAGTATCCTAACTTCTTTGGTAATACCTTTGATTTTGACTTTGGCAAGAAAGAAAATTTTGAAAAATTAGAAAATCAAACCAACTTGAACCGTTTGAAATTGTCCAAAGATGATGAAGTCATGAAAAAACTAACTGTGTTTTTTATGAACTCTAGCATTACTCAAGCACTTGAAAAAAAATTTAGGACAGATCTAAAATTTGATTCTGTTGATGTTTGGATAGATAGCAAAGGATATAAACTACCACCACATCTTGACGATAAAAGAATTAAATTACATCTGCAAGTTTATCTCAGCAACAACAATGAGGGAACATCACTTTACAATCCACAGGGAGATTTGTTATATACTTTTCCATTCAAGGTCAATTATGGATATGCATTGTACAATGGTGCATACAGTTATCATGGTGTGGAAGAAGTTGAGGAAGACGGAAGAACTAGTTTGTACGTTAGATATCAATAAGCAACGTATCTATCTGTGGATAGATCATAAATCATATTTTTTTCAAAAGACCAGTCCAAGTAAACATCACTAAATTTTTTAGCGATTGCATTGTATTGCTCTGGCGTTTCCATATGTCCAGGCTCAAAAATTTGGGCATTATGGTTTTCCATGTTGTGCCTGTATGTCAAAAAATTTAATGTTAACTTTTCCAAACCATAATCAATAGGTCCGGATTTCTGCCAGTTCACGAATGTCCCTTGTTTGCTTGTAAACGCAAATATTTTTTTTGCTTTGGAGAAAAGTAATGGCAAATTATCATTTATAGTACGACTTCCTGTTGCTGTGTGTATCAATACATCATAAGTTTGTAAGTTACGTATGCAATTCCTATCGGTTATATCCAGCATATCTTTGCCATAGTAATCACCGTCTATGTATGCTTTTAGACTGTTTGCTAGAAATCCATTTCCGCCAGTGATTAGTATCGTCATATTTTGTATTCTACGTCATTAGCATAGTTTGTAAATCCATTTTCTTTTACAACTTTTAGTACTGAATTTACTCTGCTTACTAATTCGTCTTTGTGTGATATTAAAAATATATTTTTCTTCTGTGTTCTACTCATGTCTTTAAGCACAGACATAGAACTTTCAACACCCGATATATCCATACCAGCATCTACAAGTTCATCGATAAACAACAAGTTGATCTGTTGATATAATGATTCCCATACATCTCTGAACGCCCAACTCAAACTTAATATCAATCTGTTTCTTTCACCTCTGGATAAGTTATCAAAGTCCAGTTCTCTACCTAGTTCTTCAATACGCACAGACAAGTCTGGTTGGAAAGTTACTGTGTGTGGCAGTTTTACTTTGCCCAAGAACCACGCCAATCTTTGATTCAAGTATGTTAAGTTCTGTTCTATAATTCTAGTTCTAATAAAAGAATCTTTTGCTGTTAATAATTTGTATAAAAACTCTTGGTGTCTGTGCAAGTCTTCTAGTTCGTTTGCCTTTTCAAAATCAATTTTTTGTATTGCTGTTTTAGTTAATTCTTCTACTTGTTCAGCATATGGATCTTGTTTCTTTTCATTCTGTTCTAGTTGTCTGTTGAGGTCCTTCAATGATCCTTTGTGATTGTATGCTTCGTCCATTGTATCATAATACGTGTCTGGCGTAACACCCAAGTCGCCAATAGCATCTATATTCTGTTGTATTTTTGCAAGATCACTTTCAAGTTTTGAACTGTACTCTTTAGATTCAGTCAATGTGGCTTTTAGTTTGTCTACAAGATGAGTATGCTTGTCATCATGTAATTCTTGTTCACAAGTTGGACATTTTTGTTGTTCTGCGTATTCCAAGTCCGAGACAGTTTTGTCCACTGTACTTTTTGCCTTTGTGTATGAATCCTCGTGATACGCTTTTTCTTTTTGTAAACTTAATAATTTAATGTAGTTTTCGTTGTGTTTTTGCAAACGTTTGTGTGCATCAAGTTCTTTTTTAATGTCTACTTTCTCTAGTTCTGCTATTGCTTCTGCGAAGTTTTTTGAATCTTCTTCTTTTTGTGTTTGCCAAGCACTTGATCTTATTTTTAAACTTTCTATTGATTCTTTAATTTTTTCATTTGATGCAACTTTGGCATCTATTTTTAATTTTTCTTCGGTTAATAATTGTTTTGTTGTTCTCTGTTTCTCTTTTAATATATCTGCTTTTTGGGAAAGTAGAGTAATACCAAGCAACTGTTCTATTATTTCCCTTTGTTCGTTTGCTTTTGTGGATAAGAATGGTTGTGTGTACGTGTTTAGTGCAATTATATTTTTGAACATGGCATGGGTCATGCCCATAAGTTTGTTTATCTCTTGTTGTGTTTCTCTGTTTTCACCTTGTGCTTCGTTTGATTCTAAGTTTTGTTCAATGTTGTTTGCATAAAATCTAAATACTTGCGGCTTTCTCCCACGTTCTATTGTGTACTCAACATTGTTTTTTACAAACTTAACACTAACCAACATACCCTTTTCGTTTGTCTTGTTTACAAGGTTATCTCTTCTTATGTTTGTCAATGCTTCGCCAAAGAACACATATGATAATGCATTAATAATTGTAGTCTTACCAGTACCATTTCTAGCACCAGCATCATCACCGCCTAAATCCATGTTTTCACCAATCACAAGCACGAGGCTTTTGTTAGCGAAGTTTATTGCTTGAGCCTGGTTTCCCACGCTCATGAAATTTTTAACTGTTAGTTCTTTTATTGTTAACATTTTGTTGTTGTTTTTTCCATTGCTTGTAGCCTTTTAGCCATTCTTCCTGTGTGATAGGTTTGTTGAATATTTCAAAAATAGAATGTTCTTTGTCTGGTTCCTTTTTTAACGCTTCCCAAAATTTTTTCTTACTAACTTGTGACATCTAGATCATTATAGATTGCTGTAAGTATGTTTTTGTCATACGTTTCAGAATCTACTCCTTGTAGTTGTTTTATTACAATCTGATCAACACTATCAAACTTTTGTACTTCTACAGTTGGTTGTTGTGCTTGATCAATCTGTTCAGGTATTAGTTGTAATTCTCTCAATTCATACTTGTCGATAAATGTTTCTCTTACAAAATTTGCTTCTTCGTATGATATTTTTACATCTAGTGTTACCCTTACATACATTTTAGGTTTTAAATATTTTTCTGGATCCTCTAATAGTTCACTTATCTTTATGGTGATGTATCTCGGCATTTCCGGCCAATTGATATATTTAGGTTTTCCGCCATATTCTATTATCATCATGCCTCGGTCTTCATCCCAAGCATCTGCGTAATTGTGTGGAAATGCGTTACCCATGTAAGTTACATTTTTCATTTGCTGTCTTTTATGGAAGTGTCCTGAGAAAACCTGTCCGCAACCTGCAAAATGATCAGTTTGTATTCCGCCAACATCAGGCATATCAACCATTGCATTCATTTTGAAGTATGGCAGTTCGAAGTGTCCAAACACATACTGTTGTTTCATTTTTTGAATCTTTTTATACTCATCCCCCACAATCCACGGAATAATTGCAACGTCATCCTCAACAAGCCATTCATTTACAATATGAACGTTAGGAATATTTCTTATAAATTCCATAGAATTAATTTCTCTTTTTTCTCTGTAAAATAAATCGTGATTGCCCATTATCACATAAACTTTTTCAAATGCCTCACCCAGTCGTTCCATGTTGGAAACTGTATAGTTCATTGTGGAAACATTTGTTGAGGATCTGTGATGATGCCAATCTCCCAAGAATATGCAAGTTTCACAACCTTCTGCTTTTGCTGTTTCTATAAACCATTTTACAAACTGCTCACAATCATCGTTGTGTACTCTTGAATTACCTTTCATGCCAAAATGTATATCTGTGAAACAAGCAACTTTTTTAAAAAATGCCATTATACTACCATCTCTTTTTTACAATTGGTTTGTGATTAGTCATATCAACTTTTCGTGAGTTTACACTTTCAAAATCTTCTTCTGTGATTTTTCCTTTTTTCTTTAATACTTTGTTTAATTTTGCAATACCAGTTTTATTAACTTGACGCACTTCTCCGTGTACAGTTTTCATTCTTTTTTTGTATGCGGGAGAATTAGCATCATTCTCGTTTTGCCTAGTAAACGAAGGCATCATATTGTTTACTTCTAACAAGTCGTCTCTGATTGCTTGATTTTTCTTTTCAATGTTTAGTATTCTTGTAAATGAATTTGTTATTGCCGCTGTATAATATGCAAATGGATTCTCTGATTTACTCTCGTCAAATTGTAAACCAATCTGTGACAGTTGCATCAGTGCTTGTGACTGCATCTCGTCATTGTAAGTGTAACCTCTCCAGTTTGATCTTGTGCCGTATCTTTCACACAATTTCATAAACATCAGTGCTAAACTGTTTGTTATTTTGCCATGGTCACAACTAAAGTTGCCGTTTTCCATACCGCCAACCCAATGTGATTTTCCCACACATACTGGTTTGCCTTTTTTGTCTAATCTATAATGTTGGAACGGTGGAAAGTTAATTTTTGCATGATGATCAGCAGTTGTTTTTTTATTCTTCTTTCTGTCGTCATCCATTGGGATATGATCGAACATCATCACCCTAAAAACTAAATCTGTTTTTTCAATTTTTCTTGGACTTACTGTGTAATCTGAAAGTTTAATTTTTTTGAGACCTGCCGCTTTTGCTTCTTCCCATGCTTCTTGTGTGAGCCTTTTTGCTTTGGCTTTTCTAGCCTGTGCTACCGCACTGGCATTTAATTTTTTTAGTGTAGGCACTATAAGATCGTACTGCGAGTCATCATCGCTCACATACGAACAATAAGTGTTTTTGCTGGCGTGTATTTGTGCCAACAGATCACGGTTGTTTAGGTACTTTACTCTTTTCATGTTTCTCCAAATTATTAGTGTAAAATTGACCACAAACAGGTCTGTTGAATCGTGCCTTAAGGGTAATTAAATGCGCCTATTATTGTGCCTATAAATATACTTTATAGTATACAAAATTATGAAAAGGAAAGCAACCATTTAGTATGACATTTAACGTACCACAAAAACCTACTTTAGGTAAAACACTTAAGGACCTAGGAACTGGCATCCTAAACAAGACCATAGCACGACTTAAAGGTGCTGGTATTGACGACGATAGCCGTATACAGTCAGCCAAAGCAAAATGGTCTGGAAGATCAGGTGCACAGGATTGGAGAGTAAGATTACAACTTCCTAATGAGTCACATTTTAAGTATTTGTTAGACAACAACGAATTACTTGCACCGTTGGAAAAATCCAGAGGTGTGTTTTGGCCAGTAACACCTGCCGTGATCGTACAGAACTCTGCAAACTACAATCCACTTGCACAAACGCACAGCAACTATCCTTTCCAAGCATATCAAAATTCACAAGTTGACACTATCAGTATAGTGGGAGAGTTTCCAGTACAAAACTCCGATGATGCCAAACATTGGATAGCCACAGTAAAATTTTTAAGAACCATGACCAAAATGGCTTTTGGTCAAAGCAAGTTTAGAGGTTCACCTCCACCAATAGTACATCTATCAGGTTATGGAGATCACGTGTACAATAAAGTTCCTGTCGTGATAAGCCAATTTAGTGTTGAACTAAGACCAGGCATCGATTACATATCAACAAACCAAAGTAACGGATCATCAGAGGCAATAGGTGTTGATAAATTTGACAATTATATCATAGACGAAAATAGAGTTGAGGATTCATCTTGGGCACCAACGATATCTACAATTTCTTGCATGGTGACTCCAATCTACAGCAGAGAGACGTTACGACAATTTTCACTGAGAAAATTTGCTGATGGTTCTTTAGACACAGAAAGAGGAATAGGATTAGTATAATGGCAAAATATTCAAACACATCACCCTACTATGCTACTCCACAGAATGAAATTAATTTAGAAATGTATGTGCCGAGATCAATAACTGCCGAAGCGGACGATAAGACTTACACGATAGAAAGAACTTATGCATACAGACCGGACCTGTTGGCTTTTGACCTTTATGGTACACCAAGACTTTGGTGGGTGTTTGCACAGAGAAATCCAGACGAAATCGAAGATCCAATATATGACTTCAAACCAGGAGTAACAATCCAATTACCCAAAGCAGAAAATATTTCTAGTGATTTAGGAGTATAGAATGGGTTTGTTCGATAACGATAAATTTGGCGTTAAACGGAAGTCTAAGGAAATTTTTAACGCATTCAAAAAAGGAAAAGACGGCGAATACCTCTATGGTGGTAGTGCAATAAACATACGGAAAAAATACAACGAGCAATTAGATGCTTGGATGAAAAATAAGGCCTACAATGCGGCAGGCTTTGAAGGCACTGTGGTGTCTGATGTTTCCTTAGAAGACACAGGTCATCCTGATTTATTAAAAACAAATGGGTTACATCAATTTGCTACCTATAACACACTTTTTACATTGAGTGGAATAAGCGAAGAAGAATTAACTACTCACGCTTTCCTAGAAAATCCAATACATGATGTGATTGCTAGGTCGGGCGGCATAGGTGATCCCAACATCAGCGGTGGACGATACAAAGAAGAGAACGACAAACTCAGAGCAGATATAAGAGAAAAGAACCGTTCAGGTACTATGAAATACAATGACAATTATAATCCGGAAGAATCGGTCAAAGTTCTATCGAAGGGGCATGACTTGTTTTTCGAGAACTTGGATATGTTAAGCACAGTTGGACCAAATCCTGAGAGAGGATTGGCAAACTTCACCAAAATGTCTTTTGAACTGTCCGAACCGTTTGGTGTTTCATTTGTGGAAAAAGTCAAAGCGGCCACGTTCATAAACGGTTACAGAGATTTTCAAGACGCACCTTTGCTGTTGACTATAGAGTTTAAAGGAACAGACGAGAATGGTCGCCCGTTGGGTGCATCATCGGATAAGGCATTCATAAGGAAGATTCCTATATTGATCGTTAGAGTTGAATTTGATGTCAACGAAGCGGGAACAACTTACAATGTTATCGCTGTGCCATTTGGTGACCTAGCACACGACGATAGATTCAAATATCCGAGAGGATCACTTAACCTTACTGTGAACAGCATAAGTGAATGGGTAAAGGAAGTAAAAGAACAACTGAACGAAATAATGGAGCAGGAAAAAACAGAAAAGAAAAGAGAATTATTTGACGAATATGAATTTGTGCTTTCTTCTGAGGTAGAGGCTTTGTGCAAGTACAACAATATTTACAGCACGGTAATAGCAGAATCAAACAAGAATTGGATACAAAGATGGTTAGGAGGTGCTCAAAATCCAGAGATCAAATTGGCAGATGCAAACATTAATGGACAGACAAGTATAGTGAAGTTTTTTGAAGATGCCATAAGGATAGGCGGAGGCTTCTCAGATATTGTGGACAGATTCTGGCAACATTGGCATATGAGAATGACAGCCACAGGAGGAAACGCCACTAACAAATCGGGCAAGTTCGTGACTGACGGTGGAGCAGAAACAACTACATTCAAAGAAGGAGACGATTTATTAGATTTTTATAAGAGTCAAGACTTTAAAGATCTCGCAAAAAATAATCAATGGATTGATTGGTTTGAAATAAAAGTTTCTGTTGAACACATAAAACCTGATGTAATCGACTCCATAAGGAAAGTAAGTCCAAAAAGGATAGTGTTCAAAGCAGTGCCAAAAAAAATACACGTACTGAAATTTTTTCCACCTGGTGTGACATTGGGGTTTGTAGATTGGTCCAAATGGGTAAGGAAAAAATACAAATACATTTACACAGGTGAGAACGTAGATATACAAAATTTGAGAATCAATTACAAGACTGCATATTATTTGAGAAATGTGAGACCGTTTGATAAGGACAGCAAGGAAGACGGGAAATACAGAGATTTTGAAAAAAATTTAATAGAAATATTTGGACAAGATGCAGGAGAGCCTGTGGCGCCTTTAAGGCAGGAGGCTAGTATCCAAAAGGGCAGTAACACGATGATAGCAGGACGAGACAAAACCCAGCAGTTCTATGATTACATCACCAATCCGCAGGCTGACATGATAAGGATTGAGATGGAGATTTTGGGAGATCCAGCGTTTATCTGCCAAGACCAATACATACCAATTCATAAAAACAGAAGTAAGAACAGAGCAAACGGTATAGGTAATTCAGCAGTAAGTCAAAGATTCCGAAGTTTTAATTCAGAGAATTTCCAACCGTTGATACAATTAGATTTTATTACGCCACCGGACATTAATGATGTGAAAGGTACCTATAACTTGTTGACACATTCGACCACAGACGAAGGATCAAGAAGTCATTTCTTCACTGGCATATATCAGGTTGTCAAAGTGGATTCTAAGATTAACAACGGCCAATTTCTACAAACACTGCACTGTGTAAGGTTGAACCAACAACAAGGTACTGGAGTAGGAACGATAGTAACTAACATTAAAGCAGATGCTAAAAAAATAGATGGTAAAAAGACTGAAACTGAGGTGACTGGTTGGAATAGGATGTACGGTATTACAGAAGAAGTATCATCGGGACTTACCAAGGAACAGGATGAGAAGATGGACAACTTAGGCAAGAAAGATGCAATATTGGGTAAAACGCCATGGAGCAACTGGAAGGATGATTTATTTTAAAACATGAGTATATTATCAGGCGGATTCGCAGACACACACGACAATCTTAAAAATTATGATCAAAAGGCCAATGCCAAAGACGCAGGTCCTTATATCGGTGTTGTAAAGAATACTATAGATCCTTTAAAAATGGGCAGACTGGGTGTTGTCATTCCTGCACTCACAAAGACAGATGGACAAGATATAACTGCTAATCAAGTTATATGGTGCCAGTACTTGTCGCCTTTCTACGGAGCCAAACCTTTCAAGGCAAACACAATGGATCAGACGGGCGGACCACAGCAACGTTCATATGGTATGTGGGCGATTCCACCAGACGTTGATACCAATGTGATGGTTATATTCGCAAAGGGCGAAAAAGGCCAACGTAACGCTTTCTGGATGGGTTGTATACAAGAGCCTTTAACAAATCAGAACGTGCCTGGAATGGGATCATCAGAATTTACTGTGAATAACACAGAACAGATCACTAATAGAGAAAGACAGATAGGTGCAAACGCAGGAGTTAAACTGAAAAATTATGGAACAGATTTTTTACCTGTCGAAGAAAAAAATAAAAAGTCATACCAAGGTGGAGAATCTTTACAAGGATTAGACAAATGGAGATTTCCTGTCAATGATGTATTAGCGGAACAACTGTTCCAAGAAGGATTGATAAAGGACGATATAAGAGGTACAACATCATCTAGTGCCAGAAGAGAATCACCAAGCCAAGTGTTTGGTTGGAACACTCCGGGTGCCACAAGTGAAACGTCGAGAACACTTAACATTGGTTTAGACAACACACCAATACAAGTGGATAGGGATCTGGGACATTGTTTTGTTTTAGATGACGGAGACAAAGTTGGAAACAATAAACTAGCAAGGTTAAGAACAGCATCGGGACATCAATTGTTGATGCATGACACTGAAGGTGTAATATATCTCGCTAATGGTTCGGGTAAAGCATTCATTGAAATGGCCAGTGATGGAACAGTTAGTATATTTTCTGCATCAGGCATTAACATAAGATCCGGAGGAGACTTTAACGTACACTCAGACATGGATATTAATTTCCATGCCAAACAGAGAATTAGAATGGTCAGTGACATAAACATTGCCAACAGTTCACCAAGAATATACAACATGGGAGAAGCAGGAATTTTTAATTCTTCACAGCAAGGAATTATACAAAGTTTTGCTAGAGACGGAATAATGTCACATGCTGGAGCACAGTTGCACAGTGCCAGTGGTGCACATAACTTAAAAGGTGGCAGGATTGATCTAAACTCAGGCAGTAAACAAAATCCTTCCTGGGGTTGTAGTTGGTTAACACCAGATCACCAAAACGTGGCAATCATTGTAACAGATGCTAACGATATATCTGTAGAAAAACCAATTAAAGAGGGCGGTGAGCCAAACACAATAAAAGTGAGGACAACAGTATCAGACTTTGTTACCCATGAGCCATATGCAAGGCAAAGCAGTCAAGAACGTAAGAAAAAATATATTAGCGGTGTGATAGAAAAAATTAAAGAAAACAATCCAAATCTATCAGATGCAAAACTAAAAGAAATTAGAGAAACATTGATGGCAAACAAAACAATTAACGGAGTATCAACGCAGGTCAAAAAACTTGTAGCATTAAATGACGAGGTAAATTTAAAAGTACAGGATATTACTGAAATAGTTAATGCAGGTAAAAACATTGAAGCAATAATCAAACAAGAATCTCTGTCTTTTGTTCAAGGTATAACATCAGGCAACATTACTGAAAGTGTGGCCCAAATAAAAAAATATGCCGATGTTGCAGAAAGTTTCTTTTTAGGGTCTAAAACTGGACCTGCTAATATGTACAGAAATCCATCAGGATTATCCACAGCAATTAAAAGTGCAGGTAGTTTCATTAAAAAATTGAAATTTTGGTAGAATAAATATTACAAATGGCATACGGTTCTAATTCATCAAATAGCAAAGGCGGGGGAACGATAACGTTCAAAGGGTTTTCGTCTCGAGCGGACCAACAAAATTTTAAGATATATGATTTTGAAGTTGCAAAACAAGATTTAATTAATAGACTTTCAGTGCGTAAGGGTGAACGTGTTGAAAATCCAGAATTTGGCACTATCATTTATGATGCAATATTTGAACCATTTACGGAATCACTCAAAGACGCAATACTTGAAGATGTTACTGCTAATTTGAATGCTGATCCTCGTATATCTACCAATGAAATCACTGTGAGAGAAGCCGATAAAGGAATCGCAATACAGGCTTCTATCACGTATGTTCCACTTAACATCACAGAAAAACTATCCTTTAACTTCGACGAAAACTCGTTGTTACGCCTATCTTAAAGTACGCATATAATTAATACTATAAATATCATTATTAAAGTATTATGGCCACAACAGATAGACAAAACAGATTATTAGTTGCCGAGGATTGGCGAAAAATTTACCAATCTTTCCAACAAGCGGACTTCAAATCTTACGATTTTGAAACACTTCGTAGGACAATGGTGGCATATCTCAAAGAAAATTATCCAGATGATTTCAATGATTTTGTTGAAAGTTCTGAATATGTTGCACTATTAGATTTGATCGCCTACATAGCACAGGCTTTATCTTTTAGAGTTGATTTAAATGCCAGAGAAAACTTTCTAGAAACAGCAGAAAGAAGAAATTCTATTTTACGATTGGCAAGATTAATAAACTATAATGCAAAAAGAAACCAACCAGCAACTGGACTATTGAAAATAGATGCTATATCTACAACGCAAGATGTTAGAGATTCGTCAGGAGCCAATCTATCAAATCAAACAGTGTTATGGAACGATTCGGCCAATTCAAATTACAGAGAACAATTTATTTCAATATTAAATGCGGCAAACCAGTCGGGACAACTTTTTGGAAATCCAAGAGAGTCAAAAAAAATCGGAGGCATTGACACAGAAGTTTATACGTTAAGTTCAAATCAAGTAGATTTGCCAATGTTTAATTTTACATCGAGCGTCGGTGGAGTCAACAGAGATTTTGAAATTGTGTCATCTACAATTGAAGAGTCAGAATCAATTTATGAAGCGAGACCAGTAGAAGGAACGGGCATTACTTACACTTACAGAAGTGATGGATCAGGTGACAGTTCAAATAACACAGGATTTTTCTTCTTGTTCAAACAAGGAAGAATGCAACAACAAAGTTTTACAGTTGATACTGCTATAACAAATTATATTCAACCTTTGGATTTATCAAACATCAACAACAGTGACGTTTGGTTGTATCAATTGGATCAATTTGGACAAATCACACGAGAATGGAAACAAGTTCCATCTTTATCTGGCAACAACGCAATTTATAATTCATTGTCCAAATCTGAAAGAAATATTTACAATGTTGTAACCAAAGCCAATGATGGAGTAGATTTAGTATTTGGTGATGGAAATTTTTCAAATTTACCTTTAGGATCGTTTAAAACATTTTACAGAACAAGTGATAATGCCAAATTTGCTATACAACCGGCAGATATGCAAAACATAACTGTTGCAATACCTTACATAGATGCAAATGGTGGACAACAAACAATCACAATTACATTAAGTTTACAAGCATCTGTATACAATGCCGCGGCATCTGAATCCAATGATTCGATTAAAGAAAAAGCAGGACAAGTATACTATTCACAAAACAGAATGATTACTGCTGAAGATTATCAAGTTGTACCTCTTTCAGCGTCTCAGGAAATTATTAAAGTTAAATCTGTAAACAGATCTGCATCAGGTATTTCAAGAGCAAAAGAAGTTTTAGATCCAACAGGTGCTTATTCAAATGTAAGTGTTTTCGCTGAGGACGGTATATTATACAGAGAAGAATCGACACAAAAATTTACTTTTACATTTAATAACAGGAACGATATTCAATCTACATTAGACTCTAATGTTGAAGCAAAATTAAAAACGCCATATGCTAGACAATTCTACTATTTCAAATACGGCACAAAAGATGTAAGCACACTATCTGCAACTTGGAACAGTACAACAACAGCAACAAACACTAATACTGGGTACATCAAATCAAGTGGTCCATTGGTGCTAGGAGACTTTGCAACTTCTAACTTAAAATATGCTAAGACAGGTGCATTAATAAAATTTACATCTCCTGATACAAGAAGATTTTTGAATGGTGTGTTGGTCACATCAACAACTGAAGATAGTGAGGATAGATCATGGGCAAAAATTGGTGCAGTGGTAGGAGATGGAGCAAACAGTGGTGTAGGAAATTTAGAGTCAGGTGCAGGTCCTGTAACACTGAATAATATTGTACCGAATGGTGCAGTTGTTAATGCTATAATTCCAAACTTTACAACTTCTTTTTCATCGGATTTAGAAACAGATATGCTTGACAGAATAGAAGCATATGAAGAATTTGGATTGAGATATGATTGGGATTCAGAAACATGGAAAGTTATAACGTCAACAAACCTAAGTTCAAGTTCTGTGTTTGACTTAACTAACCAAGGGTCGACAGCAGGAACAAACGCAGATGCAAGTTGGTGGTTCAAATTTACAAATGATGGAAATACTTACACTGTTCAATACAGAAAGTTAGATTACATCTTTGAATCAGAATCGCAAAATAAGTTTCATTATGATGCACAAGAAAAAATTTATGATTACAAATTAGGAACTAGTGTTAAGGACACAGTTAAAATTTTAAAAACAAATTCGATTGTTTCTACAGGAAATGCAGTTGGATATCCAATCAAATGGCAAGTAGTAGATACTGTTACAGAATCAGATGGGTTCCAGGACAATAGAAAAGTTAAAGTAGGATTTTTTGATAACGATGACGATGGTGTTGTAGACAATCCTGAAATATTTGACATAATTGTTGAACCTGATACAAGTGTTTCTACAAAATTTATATTCCAAGAAAAATACATTTCATACAATAACATATCAAGATTTAGACCTTATGCATCATCAAATTTTGTTACAACTCAAAATGAGTCTGACATTACATTAAGCACGTCGACTTATACAGACGGACAGTTGTTTTATTTTTATGATTCTGCAGAGGATGTTGTTAAAAAATATGATGCAACATCAAACACATTATCAACAACAACAGATTACATAGCAAGAAGAGGAAGAAGCAGTATTGATTTCCAATACAAACATAATGCTGGACAGGAAACTAGGATAGACCCTAGTGTATCAAATATTATTGATGTGTATATGCTTGAAAGAACATATGACAATTTATATAGAATATGGTTACAGGATGGTGGCACATTGCCAACGCCGTCGACTTCTAATCAATTGAGGATAAGTTATTCAGGTATACTTAACCCATTGAAATCATTGTCAGATCAAATAATTTACCACCCTGTAAAATACAAAATATTATTTGGAACACAGGCTGATGAAGAATTACAAGCAACTTTTAAAGTTGTTAAAAATTTAAAAACAAATGTTACAGATGCAGTCATAAAAACAAGAGTGATTGCCGCGATAAATGAATTTTTCGCATTAGATAATTGGGACTTTGGAGATACTTTTTATTTTACAGAATTAGCCGCTTATGTTCATAACGCACTAGCGCCAGATCTACTTACAGTGGTGATAGTGCCAAATCAATCAGGACAGGGTTTTGGGTCTCTGTTCCAGATAGATTCAGCGGCAGATGAAATTTTTATTAGTGGGGCCACCGTTAATGATGTTTCGATTATTTCAGCACTAGGAGCCAATCAACTTTCTGCTTCTGGTACAGTAGTCACAAGCACATCAACAACTACTACAAACACTTCTACAGGATCAACAGTGTCAGGCTCTACTACATCAGGTTCGGGATCAAGTTCCGGCAGTAGTGGGGCAGGATACTAATGGCAGATAGACAAATCAATTCATTAACAAATAACGAAGTTGTCAAACAGGGCAAGAATGAATACAAAAGAACTGTACAACATCTACCTGCCTTTTATAGAACAGACTCCAACCAAAGATTTTTAGGAAGTACATTAGATCCTCTAGTACAAAAAGGAGCATTAGAAAGACTTGATGGTTTCATAGGCAGACAAGATGCCAGCACAAGGAAAGAAACAGACAGATATATTTCTGCTACGTCAAGAGACAGAATGGCTTATCAATTGGAGCCAGCGGTAACTTACACAGATAGAGATACAACATCACTTAATCCTGAGGACCAAGTCAAGTTTACAGGAACATACGACGATTATATTAATCAAATAAAATTTTTAGGTGGTAACATAGATAATCATGATAGAATATCAAAAGAAAATGTTTACTCTTGGAATCCAGCAATAGATTATGACAAGTTAATCAATTACAGAGAATACTATTGGATGCCGATTGGACCTAGTGTAATATCATTAGATTCAGTTGGACCGAATGCAGTTGCAGAATATAAAGTTGAAGCATGGCCTGATGATGGTAGTTCATTAGGTGCTTGGCACTTGCCACACAGAGAGAATGAAAGAAATCCTATATTAACTTTATACAGAGGAAACACTTATAAATTTGAAGTAAACGCAAAAGGTCATCCTTTATGGATAATGACAGAACCTTATAAATCAAAAATTAGTGAAGACGGTTCGACGTCAACAATTTATTCAACTGGTGTAACAAACAACGGAACAGACTATGGTACTGTAACATTCACAGTTCCTGCAACTGGACCTGCAACATTGTACTACCAATGCGGCAATCATGATTCTATGTATGGTATATTACAAATCAAAGACGTAACATCTACTGCGAAAATAAAACCACAAGATGATATCGTTGGGGTAAAAAATTACAGTTTAAGAACATTAGATTTATCAAATGGAATGAAAATAAAATTTGATGACAACATAGTTGCTCCGGAGTACAAAGACAAACAATACTATGTGGAAGGTGTGGGAGAAAACATTACCCTTACAGACGTAGATGATTTAATTACACCAGCATCATATTCTGAAGAAACCACAATACTTTATGACACAGTAGGATATGACACAAGGCCATATGCGAAATCATTTTATACTCCTAAGGATAAAGATTACATTACAATCAAAAGAGACTCACGTGATCAAAATGCTTGGTCGAGATATAATAGATGGTTTCACAAATCTGTTATTGAAGAAACAGCAAGGGTTGGTGGGTACACACCTGTCCTAGATGAAAATGACAGAGCGAAAAGACCAATTATTGAATTCGATTCTGGACTAGAACTATACAATCACGGTAAGGTTGCTAAAAAGTCTGTAACTTTATATGACACAACTACAACAGACGCTTTTTCACAGGTTGTAAAACAAACAGGTTATATTGTTGATGGACTTGCACTTGCGGATGGTATGCGAGTAATTTTCGCCAACGACACAGATCCACTAGTGAATGGAACAATTTATGATGTGGCTTTTGTTACAGCGGGAGATTCCACGCAAGTGATTTCGCTTACCAAAGCAACAGATGGTACACCTTCTGCAAACGATTCTATCTTTATAGAGTTTGGTACAGCACACCAAGGCAAAACTTTATATTACGATGATAGTACAAGCCGTTGGGCGGATGCACAACAAAAAACAAAATTAAATCAACAGCCATTGTTTAATTTGCATGATGAACAGCACGTAGATCTAGATGATCCGATAAAATATCCAAGTTCTACTTTTGCTGGAGCAGAAATATTTTCATTTGCTACAAGCGATTCTGCTGTTGAAGATACAGTGCTTGGAATCAAAGTAAAATATGAAACAATTAATAATGTAGGAAATATAGTTTTCAAATCTGATCATACGTCCGATTCTTTCACTTACAAACTAGGAAAAGGCACGGTATCCAAAAGATTAGCGTCAGGACATTTGCACTATTCAACTTTGGCAAAAGTAACAAACTATCTGGGACCTTGGGTAAAAAGAACAAGCAAAAGCAAACAAAGAGTTATTAGAACATACATAGTTGACTCTACAGAAACGCAATTATTTGCAATAGATTTTTATAAAGATTCTTCGTCATTGACTGACTTAGAAGTATCAGTAAAAGTAAATGGCGTCAGAAAAACAATAAACACTGATTACACACTGGTAGATGGAACAACAAACAAATATGTAAAATTTAATAAAGAATTAACAGAAGGTGATCAAATAAGAATTGCTGGATATAGTTCTGCAAAAAAAATAAAAGACAAAGGCATTTATGAAGTGCCGGAAAACTTATCTATAAACAGTGAAAACGCATCATTAGGTACATTTACATATGGACAAATATTAAAACACGTCCAAGATATCTTTGATAAAAATCAAGATGTAACTGGCCAAATACCTGGCACATCTAATCTAAGAGACAAACCTGATGCAAAATTAAAAGGTGGAACAATACTTCAACACGAGGGATCATTGATTCCGGCTATTTTTAGTTTGGTAGATAGAGAATCTAATTTTGTTTCAGCAATAGATTATGCTAATTTAGAATACGAAAAATGGTATAGTGCATTTTTAACTCATGCTACAGATACAGCATATGAAGGAGTTGCAAGAGATAGAGTAGACGAAATTGTCACAGCAATCACGCAAGGCAGAACAAGTTCTTTTCCATTCTTCTACGAAGATATGTTAGGCTGGGGAGAAAATGTTTCAACAAGAACACATACTGTTGCAGGATCATCTCAAACTGATTATGCTATTGATTCGCAATTCGACATTACAAAATTAAGCAATAGAGCGGTTTACATTTATCTAAATGATGAACTTTTAATATTAGGAACAGATTACACATTCAGTACAGTAGATGATAGTATAACAGTTACTAGATCACTAGCAGAAGGAGATAAAATTGTAATTAAGGACTACTCAGATACAAAAGGTAGTTACTTGCCACCTTCTCCTACAAAACTAGGTATGTATCCGAAATACAAACCAGAAATAATTTCAGATGACACGTACATTACAACAACAAACATGATTAGAAGGCATGACGGATCATTTATTAAAGCATACGGTGATGAGAGAGATGATTTAATTATAGAACTAGAAAGAAGAATTTACAACAATATTAAAACTGAATATGATAGCACACTGACCAACATATCCGATGTGATGCCAAGTGTGTTTACTTCTACAGATTTTACACTTGGTGAAATAAATGATGTGATGGCATCAGATTTCCATGTATGGGCAGGACGTAACAATGTCCAATACATTAACAACACCACGTTTTCAGAAGGTTCACCTTTTACATACAATTATGCAAACAGTACCGACAGAATTAAAAAAGAAAAATTACCGGGGTACTGGAGGGCGATATACAAATATTTCTATGACACAGATGCACCCCATGTCAGACCATGGGAGATGTTAGGTCATTCTGAGAAACCTAGTAATTGGGATAAAACTTATGGCACTGCACCATACACATCAGGAAACGATGTATTGTGGACTGCTATTGCAACAAAAACAGGAAGATATGGCAAGCCAGATATTAAAAACTATTTGCCAGTCGATGCTTCAGGAAATTTATTAGATCCTATCAGCGCCGGATTGATAGATGTTTTAGATATTCCAGGCAGAAGATCAAGTTGGAAATTTGGTGACCAAGCACCACAAGAAACTGCTTGGATAAGATCATCCGCTTATCCATTTACTGTGATGAAAACATTGGCTTTAACGCAACCTGCAAGATTCTTTTCAAATATGTTTGATCCGTCTAGACAGTCAACAAACATTGCCGGTAACCAAATTGACACGGAAACTGAGATTAGAAGAAGCCTTAAGAATGCAAAATACCATTTGCAGACAATCACAGATAATGCAACTGGAGAAACAACAACATATCTCACAGCAGGCTATCAACCTATTATTGTAAACTATCTAATTTCAAAAAATTTAGATGCAGACACTTTTTATTATAAAAAAATGTCAAACATTACAACACAACTTACGTATAAATTAGGTGGCTTTACAGATAAAGATAATTTAAAAGTATTGACAGATTCTGTATCACCTGGATCAACATCTGGATCTAAATTTATTCCAGATGAAAACTACAAAATATTATTTAGAACATCTAATCCGGTACAGTCTTTTACGTATTCCGGTGTGCTTATAGAAAAGAACACAGATGTTTCACATGACGGTTCGACATTACTTGGTGGATACAAGGTATTAGGTTACTCAACAGTAAAACCATATTTCAAATTTAAATATCCTGTTAAAACATCAATTGGTAACAAACTAAAAGTAGAAGGATCTGTAGAGGTTGTAACTTACAATGACTTTAAAGATACTGTTCAAACAATACCTTACGGTTACATTTTCGATACAATTCAGGAAGTTGCAGACTTTCTTTTAGGTTATGGATCTTATTTAGAAGAGCAAGGATTTAAATTTAACAAGTACTCAAATGAAATCAAAGAAACATTAAATTGGCAAAACGCTGTAAAAGAATTTTTATTTTGGACTACGCAAGAATGGGCACCTGGATCTGCAATTACAGTTTCACCTGCCGCACAAGGTTTTGAATTAGATACAGAGAATTCGATTGTTGGCAAACTTAGAAATTTAGCAGGTGACTATTCATTACTAGATGCAGGTGGAAGAAAAATTCCAATAAGACAAGTATCAACAAAAAGAATAGGTAAAACTTTTGATATTGAAATCAAAGATGAAAACACTGGACTATACAATATAATATTGAATACCGTTCAAAAAGAACACATTATTATTTTTGATAATAAAACAGTGTTTGCAGATATTATACATGAACCTACTACAGGTTTTAGACAGCAAAGATTAAAAGTTGTAGGTTGGAAAACAGGCGGATGGAATGGCGATTACTATGCTCCTGGTTTTATGTTTGATTCGGCAAACGTTACATACTGGACAGCAAACACGGATTACAAGATAGGTGACAGCGTAGAATATCAAGGCAAGTTTTACGTTGCAAAAATTAATCATGGATCGGGTAACAAATTTGATAACGCAAACTGGATATTGAAAAATGCTAAACCAAGAGCACAATTAATACCAAACTTTGATTATAAGATATCACAGTTTAATGATTTTTATAATTTAGAAACAAACAACTTTGATGAATCTCAGCAGAAGTTAGCACAAAGACTTATTGGTTATCAATCTAGAGATTATTTAGAAAATCTTTTTGTAAATGATGTATCTCAGTATAAATTTTATCAAGGATATATCAGAGAAAAAGGTACAAAAAACGCAATAGATAGATTACTTAAAGCCAAATATGAAGAACAAGACATTAGTCTTGATTTATATCCAGAATGGATGTTGAAAACAGGACAATTTGGAAACGTTGATAGGATTGAAAATATCCAAATACGTTTAGATGACGATAAGATTACAGCAAATCCAAACAGTTTTGAATTATTAAACACTTCCAATGAAACAGTTGAATATGCTAGATCAGATGCAATAGTTAAAAGCGATATGTTCTACAAGCCTGTAGATTATGATGCATCAAAAACTTTTAGCAGATTAGACTACACAAAAGAAGGAGTCACAAGAGACCATGCACAGGTTTACAAAACTGCGGGATATCCACAAGTTGAACACGTGCACCACACAGCATTTAATGAAGTGGATCTATTGAAACTAGATGTTACTAAAGTTACGCAAAATGAATTGATATGGGTAGCAAACAAATCTAACAATGATTGGGACGTGTATAGACTTACGAATCAAGATTACAAAATTAAAAATTTACAAAGAATTAACGATGCTACACAATTAGAAATTACATTTACTGATTCACATGGCCTATCAGCAGGAACAACAACAAGTTTAGCAGACTATTTTGCAATAACAAACGCAAAAACTCCGTCCTTAAATGGAGTATACGAAGTATTTTCTGTTGTAGATCACAAAACGATTGTGATAGATTTTGCCTTAAACACTCCATTTGTAGAAAATGTTTCAGATGAATCCACAGCAGATTCTTTTGGAAATGTTTATAAATTTATTTCGGTAAGATTTAATTCAATAGATAATGTAAATGATTTGTTAAAATACAGTGATTATCAAGATGAAAAACCTGCGGTAGGATATACTGGTGACAGAATTTGGACTGATGCTGATCATTCAGGTTTATGGAGAGTATATCAAAAACAAGATCCATACAATATAAAAGTTCAGTTATCGCCTGATAGTTCAACAGCGGAACAAAACTTTGGACAACAAATTGTTGCTAGGAATGATGGAAGAACAGTAGTTGTATCATCTCCTGGTGACGGGCAAGGAAAAATTAATTTCTTATTTAGAAGAGAAGCAACATCAGGCAGTGTGTTTGAAACGCAGTCAACAATCACAACTACTGCTGGAAATGATTCCACAGGAAAATTAGGAGAATCTCTGTCGATGAGTACAGATGAAAACTTTGTTGTTGCAGGTGGACCGTACACAAATTCATTAGGATCAGATGGTAGCACAAGATTTGCAGATGCTGGTTTAATAAAAACTTTTGTTTGGAACCCAAGCACATTCAAATACGGAACATTGTCAACACTTTTACCGCCAGTAGATGCGGCCTCACAGAATTTTGGTTGGGCACATAAAATTACAGAGTCTGGCACAAGTTCTACAAGAGATACAGCACAAAAATATTTGTTTGTATCAGCACCAGGACACAGCAGTGATAAAGGTAGGGTCTATGTGTACACTTGGGGAGTAGGATCAGACGGTTCAACATATGACAGATGGACAAAAGATTACACACTAGAAGCACCAGCAGGTGGTAGCGGACAAAGATTTGGACACAGAATACAAGCCAACGATAACGGCGATGTACTTGCAGTAAGTTCATTAGCACCAGGAAATGCAGGCAAGGTAGAAATATTTGTAAGATCTGGAGCAGACGGAAGTTCAGCAACAACATTTACTCTAACTCAAACACTTACAGGTGTAACATCAGATGGTTCAACGGCTAACACTGCATTTGGTGACTCGATTGCAATGAGCAAAGATGGAAACACTTTAATAATAGGTGCTCCAGGTGTTGATAAATCAGACCAAGCAGATGCTGGAGCAATTTATTATTACAAATGGAATGCAGACGGTTCCACAAACACTTACACATTACAACAAACTGTTAATGCACCAGACTCACAAACTAATATGAAGTTTGGAACTACACTTGCAATAAATCCTGCAGGAAATAGATTAGTTATAGGTGCTGAAAGTTTTGCAAGTCCACGAGAAATGAATTTTGATGCAGGAGCAACAACATTTGATTTACAAGATACATCAGTGGTTGATAACAATATACAATCAGGCGGAGCATACACAGCCACTATGTACAACACAAAATTTGTTATTGATGATAGACTAATGACTGATAACGTTTCAGCAATGGATGATTTTGGCAGAGGGGTATGTGCAATAGACAATTCAGTATTTGTTGGAGCACCCAAAGATGACGGTAATGTAGGAGCAGACGGAAGTACGAAAATAGTGAACGACGGAACTGTAACTATTTTTGATTTAAAAGAAAATGGCAAGTATGCATGGAAGAATATTGTTACTGAAACTCCGTTAATTGATATTTCAAAAGTAGGACAAGTTTTTGAATTCGATAATAGATCAAAAGAAATAAGAGACCATTATGACCTGTATGATCCTATCAAAGGAAGAATACTAGGAATAGCAGACAGAGAAATCAATATTAAAACCAATTGGGATCCGGCAGTATACAATACAGGAGATAACGCCAATACTAAAACGCCATGGGGCAGAGAACATTTAGGTGAAGTGTGGTGGGATCTATCAAAAGTTAAATGGTTATGGTATGAACAAGGTTCTCAAGAATACAAGATTAATAATTGGGGTAAAACTTTTCCTGGGTCTAGTATAGACATTTACGAATGGACAGAATCTCTTTTAACTCCAGAACAATATAACATACAATCTAACACACCAGGTGGCACTATAACAGGAACAGTGTTAGACATTAACAAATACACAGTAAAACAACAGTATGATTCTAGACTTGATACATTTGTAGACTATTATTACTACTGGGTCAAAGACAAAGCAAGTATGCCAATGGACAGTGTTGTCAAAAGAAATAACACAGTGGCATATATTGCAAATCTAATTCGAGATCCAAAAAGATATGATATAAAATATTACGCAATTACGAATAGAAACAAATTTATTTTATGGAACGTGGCAAATTTAGTCAATGGTGATATAATTCTAAGTGTTGATATAAGATCAAATGACTATGAGGGTGATTCACACTCAGTATGGAAACTTGCTAGAGAGGGAGATAAAGATTATAGACCCGGAACACAAATCGAAACACGTTGGTGGGATTCACTGATAGGTTCAAATAGTGCTGGTGACAAGGTACCAGATTTAGACTTACCATTGAATCAAAGATATGGAAACAACATACGTCCAAGGCAAAGTTGGTACATTGACCGATTTGGTGCACTAAAAGAAATCATTGACTATGCAAATACAGTTCTAAAACAACGTCAATTAGTTGGACAGATAAACCTAGACAATCTGGATTCGAAAGAACCTGAGCCTACTGCACAAAGTTTAGAATGGGACGCAATAGTTGACACTTATGCTGAACTTACATATATCAATACAGCAGACCTATCGGGCACTGTAAAATATCTTGTAAAAGCAGATGAAACATCAAACAACTTTTGGGCAATATACACTTGGGACGGATCTATATGGTCTAGAACAAAATTACAGACTTATAACACTTCTAATTATTGGAACTACACAGATTGGTACAAAGAAGGGTATAGTGAAACAACACTAATTGATAAACAAGTTACCTTCGAATACGAATTAGATGGTTTAGATTTAGTACCGGGCAAAAATGTTAAAGTAACAAGTGCTGACACGGGTGGATGGAAATTGTTTACAAAAACAACATCAGGATGGGAAAACACCGGAACTGAAAACGGTACAATAAGATTATCAACAAAACTTTATGATTATTCACAGGATGCAACTGGATTCGCAGGCCAAGATACTTTTGATGAAAATTTCTTTGACCAAGAACCTGCAAAAGAAACGAGAATGATTTTGACAGCATTGAGAGATGACTTGTTTATTAACGATCTTGCTGGTGAATACAACACTTTATTCTTTACTGGTTTAAGAAAAGTCCTTGCAGAGCAAACTTATGTTGATTGGGTATTCAAAACATCTTTTATAAATGTTAAAAACTCTGTCAGAGAATTAGATCAGAGAAAAAGTTATGAAACTGGCACAGATGCTTGGATTGAAAGTTACATCAAAGAAGTTAAACCATTCCATACAAAATTAAGGGAATACAAACTTACATATTCTGGCAGTGATACACAGGATGGTTTGTTTAGTGACTTTGACAATCCGCCATTCTACGACACAACTACTAAAAAAATTAGACCATTAAATGTTGATGTGGACACTGACAAGTTGACGGAATATCCTCATCAGATGTGGAATGATTATCATAAAAAATATGTATCTTCAATTACAATTACAAGTGCAGGATCGGGATATGAGGTTGCTCCAGAAGTAACAATATTAGGCGGCACAGTGGGCAGTACAGGTCCATTCCAAATACAAGGCACAAGTTCAAGCGGTGCTACATCGGGTAGTTTTGGATATTATTATCCATTGTTCACAAGCGAACAACAAGCAAAAATATATGACTCACAAAATGGCGGAAGTGGAACTGCACATACACATACGTTTGATGATATATCAGGCACATTCTATATGCCAACAGGTTCTACTAATCATGCACAAAGCAATAAGTCAGGCACATTCAAAATGTATGTTGCTCCAAATACTACATCAGCAAAAGCAACAGCAATAATTCAAGGAGGTAAAGTAACAAAAATTACTTTAACTGACACAGGTTCTAATTACACAACAACACCAACAGTTATTTTGACAGGCGGTTTGAAAAATGGGAATACTCCATCTAACACTGCAAAAGCATACGCAAATCTTAACAATGATCTCGTAAGGGATTTTGATACAACAATTAAATTTGATAGAGTATCAAGTACTTCACGAGTAAAAGATTGGACAGCATCTACATATTTTGCATATGGAGATCTAATCAGACATAACAATCAGTTATACAAAGCAACAAGTGCCTTTACTTCGACAAAAGATTTTGATGATAACATTGGAAATGTTTACAAAGTGCGTGGAGACGAAGTAGGTTTAACTGCGGCAGATAGAACTAAAGGTTTCTACACGCCGGGATCTGGTATGCCAGGAAATGAACTATCACAAGTAATGACAGGTGTTGATTACGGTGGAACAATGGTGACAGGATTATTATTCTCACAAGATCAAGGTTGGGATAGATCAGGTTGGTACGATTTTCCATGGGACAATTATGGAGCATCAAACATTGTAACATTCAGTGGTGATGGTTCTACAACGCAGTTTACATTCAGCACAGCACCTGATAGTACAAAAGTTTATCAAGTGTATACAAAAATTAATCAAACACGTACCAAAGTTAATGTTTTAGATCCTTCAGGTACAACAGTTGACCATTTCAGAGGCGACGGTACTACAAAAACGGTCACATTAACTTCTGCTCCAGCAGATGGTACATTGGTTGAATTTATTCCGTTTGATGAAGACGGTGTACTAACACCGACTGACGATAGAACTTTAGATTCGATAGTCAAGGGAGGTTTGTTTACAAGTGCTTTAGGTCATGCTCCTAGTGATATATTATTAGAAGGTGATGATTTTATTAGTCCGGATACAAGTTACGCACCTGAAGAAACAGTTCCTGGACAGATGTTTGACACAGTGGATATCAAAGTTTATACTTCACCAGAATCTGGTGTACCATTCATAAGCGAAAACAATTACATTGGTGATGGATCGACTGTAAGGTTTGCTATCGGTGACACACCAGGCACATTAGGTTCAGTAACAGTAAGTTGTGATGGAGTTGTGAAAAAACTTACAACACATTATACAGTAGATGTAAAAAATAAAACAATTACTTTTGGATCTGCGCCTGCAAATCTAAGTGTTGTAACAATAAAAGTATTCGCAATAAGTGGAGAAAATTATAGAGTGTTGGATCAATACACAGGTGATGGAAGCACTGTCACTTACACCACTGCTACTAGTGATGATTTCTCACTCGACTCAACAGCATCTGAAATCTACATTACAGTAGACGGTGTACCTACCACACAATTTACAACAAAAAGTGTAGCGAAAAGATTGCAAGTAACATTCAATACTGCTCCGGCGGCAAACGCATTTATACAAGTGGCAGGTTTTGCCAGAACGGCCATTAGCACAAGAAGTTATGCAAGTATTAGAAATGAAGAATTAACTTACGATGGTTCTACAACAAGAATGGATTTGACTTATCCTGCAGGGGCGATTGGACCATTCTCTAGTTTGACAACTGTAGAATGTAATGGTAGGGTGTTAAGAGGACCTGACAACACTTATTACATTGGTGATGGAAGCACATATACTTACGGAGTTGTGTCGGGACTTGATGATGATTCAACAGTGGATCCGGCAAAAACTATAACTAACCAAAATCAAGTTGAAGTATTTGTAAACGGTACTCCGCAATTCTATGGTGCTGATTATGATGTTGACATAGGAAATCAAAATATAACTTTCACTGTGGAATCAGTGCCGACATCCTCAGATGTTATTTGTATTTCTACATTAGTTGATAATCAATATTTTATAGATGGTTCTAATCCAACTTCTGTAATTTTAATTCCAAGCAGAATTACAACACCTTATTCATTAACAGCAGGTGATAAACTTTCAATCACAACATTCAATAATGCACTTGGAATGAAACATAGAAGAGAAGTTTTAGAAGGAAGAACTAACGGAATATTTAAATTAAGATTTGAACCACTGAACGCATCATACACTTATGTATGGTTGAATGGACAACAATTAATTCAAGGTAAGGATTTCATGTTAAGTGGCAATACAATCACAGTGTACGGCATAACGATAGTTGCTTCAGATAGATTAGATGTATTGTATTTTGCTATGGAATCGGCAACAGGAGCCACAGGATTTAGAATATTCAAAGATATGTTGAATAGAACTTTCTACAAACGTATTAACAAAAATGCTACAACAGAATTAACACAAGATATAGTTGATGGAGATAAAACAATAGTGGTCAAAGATGGAAGCATATTATCCACACCTGACATAACAGCCAATGCACCAGGTGTAATCTTTATCGACAAAGAAAGAATTGAATATTTCACCAAGACAAACAATCGTTTAGGACAACTTAGACGTGGTACACTTGGTACAGGAATTAAGGCACATGGATCAGGCGCTGAAGTGGTAGATGCGTCCGGTACTCAAACCATACCTTATGCAGACACAGTACACACCAACACTTTCACAGGTGATGGCAGTACACAGACGTTTGCACTATCACAAACCCCAGCCTCTGCTAGTGAGTTAGACATATTCATTGGTGGCCAACGATTGTTGCTTACTAGCGAGGATGGATCAACTATTAACTATTCTGTGGACGGATCGACAACAGCAGTTACTTTAAGCACTGCTCCAGCATCTGGCACACAGGTTAAAATCTTACATAAGAAAGGACAGGTTTGGTACACGGGTAAAGACGGTAATCCAGCAAATGGTAAAGGATTACAGGCTTCTACGACTCAACAGGCTAGATTCATAGCGGATGAGCCGACAAATGCACCTGAATAAATACACTAGATGACACAGGATAATAAACAAACAGAAGTGGAAAAAGAAGAAAATAAAAAACCCCAAGATAACACTGGTGTTATGATGACGGGGCATATCAAAATTTTTGACCCAGAGACTGGTGAAGTAATGGTGGATAAAAGGAATGCTATTCACTATGAAAATATGTCTCAGGCATTGGCTAATTCTTTAGCAAACAAATCCAATGGTTTTATACATGAACTTGCATTGGGTAATGGCGGAACATCTGTAGACACAACAGGAGTTATTACGTATCTAACTCCTAATTCAACAGGCACGAATGCCGCACTTTATAATCAAACATATTACAAAGTTATAGATGATAATTCATCTACAAACAAAGACACAACAAGAAACAAAATGGAAGTAAGACACACAGCAGGTAACAAGTATACTGACATTGTTGTAACTTGCACATTAGATTACGGTGAACCAACTGGACAAGCGGCTTTTGACAACACTACAAATTTCAATGGTGATTACGTATTTGATGAACTAGGACTAAAAAGTTGGGAAGGTACAGAAAACGGCGGCACTAACAAATTGTTAACACACGTTGTATTTCACCCTGTGCAAAAATCTTTAAACAGATTAATACAAATTGATTACACTTTAAGAATACAATCATTAACAACATTTACTGAAACAAGTTCAACAGCATTATCAACATCAAACACAATAAGCGGAACAACTTCAGGAAGTAATACTGGATACTAATAAATGGCATACACAGTAAACAAAAGTAACAATTCGGCATCGCCAAACCAATACACAGTTCAGGA